GCTGAAACAGCGTCTGTGAGGGTTCTTTGTACGGTAATGGCAGTAAAGATGCAGAAAGTTCAGCCCCGCCTGCGTCAATGTCACGCCATTCGCCCGGCTGGATCGGACTGTCGTCGTCCGCGATCCTCGCGCCCTTCGCTTTAAAGCCTGCGGGCAGGTTAGACAGGGTGCCTGCGTCAAGTAATTGACGTAATGCGCTGGTGGCGGTCTTGGAAAGTCCGCCAATCAGGTGGACAAAGCCCAAACCATACGCGCCAAGCCCTTCGACCAACACGTAATGCACGAAATATTCGCGCCTGCACTTTAATTCGTCGCCTTCTATCCAGTTTCTGCGCACTCCTACGACCCGCGAACTCATTTCGTCCAGCGTGACGACATACGGAAGCCGAATGCCTGTCGGCTCATCGTCTTCGCCCATGTCTTCAAAGCCGGGAATGTCTAACGCGACCTGAAATTCCAGCAAAAATATCTCTTCAGGCTCGCCCGTCTGCACCACGCCGGTCGCTTTATCAATGGAATACCGAATCTGACTCGCGTCCGCAGGGGTAGACTCAGGGGTAACCGTAACGTCAAGGTATTCACCCGCATACACGCGCTTGCGGTACTCGTTTGAGTCCATAGAAATGCGGTGGGTAAGGCGCGGACACTCTGAAATAACGCTCGATCCGTTGTAGGGGATGTACATATCGTCAGGCAGCACCAGCCTGCTGACCATGCGCCCGATTTGTTCGTCGTAATAGACCTTCTTGAAGGTCGATCCGCCGTAGCCGGTATAGAAAAGAAGCTGATCGAACTCCGGTGTGTACTCTTTCATCACCGTGGTGATCTGATAATTCATGAAGTCTTGTACGCGAGACGCTTGCTGCACCTTGTCTAGCGTTTCTTTGCCCACGGTTTGGGTACGCACGGGTCCACCGGCTGGCATCAGCTCCTTAAACGCCTGCGCTTGGAACTGCACAATCGCTTCGGTCAACATCGGATGCACGGCACCCGCTGCGCCACGGAACGGCTTGGTGCGCTCTTCGATCTTCAAGCCCAACAGCTCAAGACCTTTCGAGTACATCTGCTCCCAGTCCGAACGGCTAGACTTGTCCGCCTCGAACAACGCCATCAGGTCAATGGATATCGACCCAAGGTCGTTTGTGTCAATCACCTCGGCAAGATTGCCGTAGAAGCCAACCTCGTCGTCCTCTTCCTCGCCTAACTCGATGATGGCACTGCCGTCATCCTCAAGAATGATCTCGATGTCAGACGAATCCTCCGGCATGTCCAGCATGTCGGAGGCAGGGGCTAGGTTAACAACCTTATCTATAGGCATTGCTACATCCCTTATATGTATTTGCGGTCATTGTACACACGTTCTACGTTTCCGCCTTTGGCTTTTTTAATGAGACCGCCTTTGGCGTAACCGGGGGCAGCTTGGCCTTCGCCTTTTAGGATAACGTCTATGGCTTCTGGGGTGAAAGTGATCTCGTGGTAGTCGCCAAGCATTTTTGACTCAACGCCGGGTATCTTAAGCAGGGGATTTAAACCTTCCTTAACAATCTGTTGATCATAAATCGAAGCGTAGGCGGATGCCGGTTTACCGCGTACATCACCGATAGCTTCAGCCGTGGGTAAGTATACCGTATCAACACCCTTCTCAAGCGCATGTTGAATGGCGGCTTTGAACAGTGTGCCGTGCACTTGACGCAACACGCCGCTCTGCGCCTCGCCTTTCTGGGCATCTGACTGTATCTCTTCAATGACCATGCTGTTCGGTTTGGCTAAGTTGCCGACGTATTCTTCACCATTAATACCTTTGACTGCACGAGCGTCTACTCCAGCACTCGCGGGAATTAATGTGCCACGCACGTGACCGATGAGATTTTCTTTCCCTTGATGAGCGGGATAATGCTTGTATGGGAGAAGATTCTGTTCAGGGTGAGTAACGCCAAGTTCAAAATATCCGTCAGCACTTTTGTCTGGGTTTTGTAACAGGCGTTGGTAGTCCCGATACGCATACCCGCCTTCTTGTAGTACATCGTTTGGCGGATTCATTTGCAACACTTGGTAAGCGTCGTTGACCACAACATCGTGCTCTTGATTAATCAAATCCTGTAGTGCCTCACGACCAGTTGTATATGACGTGTCCATACCTGATAGCCTTAAAGCCTCTTGTAATTCTGGGGTGAGATCGTCTATTTCCAGCGATCTATAATAGTAATCGTCTAACAACCCCATATTTTCATCGCTATCGGCTACTCCTAGTCTGTCGAGCACATTGCGATAAACAAATGAGGGGTTATCCGCAACCTCGTCTTGGGCCATTTCCCATAAATGCGTACTAGCGTTATCAGCAGAGCCAGCGAGGTCTACTTTGTTGTACTGTGACGGGGGGATGAGCTGCTCAAACTTGGCTTTGGTCATGCGAGTGTTAGGCTCAATATCCACATACTGCTTGGCAAGGTCATCAAGCCCGTTCTGCGTCATACCGGGTTTGCCACGTAGCTGGTTTAAGAAATTTTCAACGGTCTGTACCTCTGGTCCTTTTAAGACTTCAGCTCGCGCTATCGGTGTTAAGTTCAAGTTGCCTTCGTTCTTCACGGCCATATTACTCATGGTCGGAGAGCCGCCCCTACCAGCCGCAATTGATCCAGCACCGCTCGCCACAACTTGAGCGAGTGTAGAGTCAGGAAGTACTTCTCGCGCAGCCGCAGCACCCGCTTCGCCGCCCGCGTAAGACAAGGCTTCACGGCCAAGGTTAGGGAACATGCTTGCAAATGTTTTTGCTGCGCCGCCTATTGCTTGTTTTCCACGGGCAAAAGGCAACAGGTTTGTCGCTATGCCACCGATGGTGTAAGGGTCGTAGCCCGTAACTCCCGCTGCTGCCTTTGCAGGTTCCGCAGTAGAGACAAAGGGATCGGTTTTAATTCCCGCACGGTTAGCTAAATACTTTGTCCCCATCTGACCCAAGTCCCCCAGCCCAAGGGTCATGTCGATAAGAGAACCTACCATTGGTTTTGATATGTTCTGCTCGTATGCCCTTATTAAGTTGTCCAACATGCTTCGACTGTCGGTCTGTTCTTTTGCAAGAGGGGGAGCGTTAGGCGTAGGGGTGTTAGGCCTATCACCGACAGCCTTCATCTGTGCTAGTAAATCTGCGGTGTTAGAAGACACCTCACTGCCTGTGGCGTACTTTTTAATGAGGCCGCCATCGGCGTGTCCTAGATTCGAAGACTCTAGCTTGGAGGGGTCGTAGTCAGCGTATTCAGACCTGATATTTTTAGTATCAAACACTAGATAATGAGTAGCATGTGGCGCAGACAAAGGGTCTGAAAAGTTAGTTATTTTAAGCCCATCATATCCACCTTCTCTCGCTTCTTTTGCTAATTTCGTAAGACCTTTTTTATCCCGCAATTCTCTTATACTAGTATTTGCAGCATCATATTCCATAAAATTGCCACGCGCTCTTACGGGCATTATATTTGCTCCACCGCCTCCGCCGATTCTAGTAGGAAGAGGAAAGAACTTTCTTGCTTCAGCAGGGTCTGGGACACCTGCCTCTAATGCTTCCGTTGCTTGTTTAATTTTATCCGCTAGTGGGGCAAGTTTTAGTTTGTCTTTTTCTCTAGCAGCGGTACGTGCCTCTCCTTCAAGCATACCGCTTTTGCGCCAAAGTTTTTCAGCAGTGCTTTGATATTTGTCTTGTAAGCCCTGAAGCGTACTAAAAGGCGCAAAAGAAGCGTATATGTTGGCTGTTTGGGGATCATCTGTTAGCCATGTACCCATTTTTGCACTGGGGGAATTTGTTACGGAACCGTAGAACTTCTTGTTAAATTCGTCAAACCCTTCGTTCTCTATATCGGCTGTCCCGTGATAAAGGGGTCCGGTATAACCTTGCTCTGCTGCCCGCGCCATCCTAGCTTCTAAGGTCTTGTCTAAAGGTCCTTTGCCCGCTGCTCTATCATACATGCGAAGCATCGTATCTGGATCTTGCTCTAAAGCTTCAAAACCATTTCTGGCATACCAGTCCCGCAACTGCTCCGTAGATAACCCCTTGTTATATGCCTCTGCAATTAAATCCACATCAACTTTGTTTTTGTCCGTGATAGCTAAGATTTGAGACAATAACCTAGAGGAATTACCCTTCCCCGGATCTAATGTTCTAATATCAGAAAGATGCAAACTGTCGTCCCCTGTTGTGTAAAGGGTTGCTGCCGCGCCATCCCCTACAACTTCCCTATCGTCAAATGGGTTGCGTTTAAACTGTTCTTCAATCTGTGTTAATGCTGTTGCGGCAGGAGATTCTTTTTTACTCCCGCGCAAGACAATAGGCGACATCGCTTCAGCCGCTGCCCCTGTTAAATTTGATAGCTCTTTAGCAGCCACTTTTGTCACCTTTCCCGCACCGGGTACCACGTCTAACCCTGCCAACACCATGCCTAATGCCGCTTTACCATAACTGCCTTGGTTATAGTCTGCTTCTGCGTCAGATCGCGCTACCTCAGTACTCAGCCCCGGTGTCCAATCCATCACATTATTTGCAATGTTCTGGTACCGCAGTGCCCGCGCCCGTGCTTCAGGACTGTTTGCTCCGCCCATCTTGTCATAAATAAACTGTTGTATTGTGTCACGGAGACTAGGCTCAATTGCTTCAATAGTTTGTTTAGGAGAGGACACCTCACTGCCTGTGGCATATTTTTGAACAGAGCCACCCTTGGCGTGTCCTAGATCTGAAGAGTCTAGCTTGGAGGGATCGTAGTCAGCCGTTTTTGCTCTTAGGTTTTTAGGGTCTAACACAATGTAAGAAGATTCAGCAAGACGATCGGGCGCACTCTCCACTTTATTTATGTACCGAATAGAGTCATAGCCCATTCCTTGTATTAGTTTTTTAGTTTTATCTAAAAGATATTTATTTTCAGGAGATTTAATCCATGCCGTTATATCGTCGCTATACTCAACCTGCCTCTGGTCTGATTCATCTAGCAGAAAAGATTTAAATTTAATCGGTGTCGTTATCGCGTCTCTATACTCAGCCTTCATCTCGTCTGATTCAGCTAGCAGATCGTCAACTCGTTGCAATTGTTTCTTATCAAAGGTTATTGGGTGACTAAAATCCCGCACTCCGTCTGATATGGATTCACTGTAATCCTGAAGATTGGTCTCTTCCATATCTCGCCTAAACGATCTCAACACATCGAAACTATCATTCCATTGACCAACGTCACTCATCTCAAGGGTCTTCCCAAGTCTAGCCTTTAAGGGAATTATATTTGAACCTATCTCTGCGCCCGGTCCAGTAAGGTTCTTTGAAAAAAACTTTAACCTATTATTTGCCTGTTCTGCGGTTCCTATATGCGTTCCTAAACCCACCATGTCTGGATCAAAAGCATCAAAGCCGTTATAAGTGGCATGGTAAAAGTCTTGCGGCGCATAGCCTTGCTCTACTTGCCTTACCGCCTTGGCTTCTTGTGAGAGATCAAGCAGGTCATCCGCCGCTGTCTTAACGCCATCGGCCTTGGTAATGTCTGGAGAAGCTCTTTGATCTTTCACAGGAAATGGAATATCGCGAGATTCTCTGTTAATCTTACCCCAAGGATCTTTTTCAGATCTTAATACGGTGGGCCACTTGCCCTCTATCTGGTCTATGTTAGATTCTAACTGATCAGCCCATCTAATACGGTGAGAGTTTATTACCACAGGCATTCTATCGTATCCAAGCTCCTTCATTAGTGCGGCACGATGCCTACCCTCGTGCCCCTCTACCTGTGCTACGCCATCCTTATCAAATATTCTTAAGTGTGGAACATCAATAAGATCCCCCCTTTTTATACCCGCAAGAATAGCTTCTGTTTTATCTTTTCCAGCACCAGAGGTAAAGCTGTAGTCCGCTTTAGTTGGAGCGGCCATTGTAAGAAAATCATCAGGCGACATGTACACCAGCGTGTCTCTGCTTTTGTACAGATCTGCGTTTGTAGCCTTTGGGTCTAGGTTAAATATTTCTTCTACGGGCTTTGTTGCTGGAGAAGGTGCTTTAGCCGTTAACGCCGCTAACTCATCAGCCGCTGTCTTAACGCCTTTGCCCGCTGTCTTAATCGCCGAAACACTTGGCACAAACGGCAGTACGCCTGCCGCAGACAAGAGGTAGTTGCCCATCGTTCTTTCTTCGGGCTTTGTTTGATACATTCTATAATCAGCAGCCAAACCTGCTACATCGGGTAAAACAGGAAGGGGCGTAGTTGCTAAAGACAAAGCACTCAATAGCTCGCCCGTTAGGTCTCGACCTGAGTAGTCCTGCGGCACAGCGGGTGCTTGACCGATCCTCGCCCTGCGAGCGTCCTGTGCTTCCTTGGGCAGGTTCCTTTTTACAGGAGCGTCACTGTCGATGGTGTCCAGCATGGCACGGGCAGAAAGATCCGCCGTGCCTTCAGACTTTTTTATTTCGCCACCGTGTGCCTTTGCCACCCCGTAATTGCGAAACTCCTTCGGCGCAACGGCGTAAGGGTTAGGGGTGGCGTTTTCGTCAATCGGTGGTGCCGGGTCAGCCTGCATTTTGCTAAACCGTCCACCGCCAGCAGGCAATGCCGCTAACTCCGCCGCTGCCCTGTTCCGCTCCGCTGCTCTCTGCGGCGCATCTCGCGCAAACTGCTGCGAGGCGGAGTACTGTGGATTTGTCGCTGTGACTAACGGCACCTTCAACAGCTCTCGCGGACGGCTCGTCACCGACGGCGGTGTCCAGCTCATGCCTGCACCCGTTGCCGGAAGCAGCTTCGCCGCTGGGGTGTACATGTACCCGTAGTAAGGATCGTATGCACTGCGCGGCGCACTGTTGCGGAAGTTCACGTCCAGCGCAGGCTGACCCGCACCGTAAATCGGCGGCGGCGCGGGCCGGGGCTGGTACCCCCTTACGGGGGTTTAAGGCGTAGGCTGTGGAAATTGGGTCTGTGTTTCGGGGGTCACGACCGGCGGAGTATCGGCAGGTATGAAGGGTAGCGTCGGA